CTCCCCTGCACACTCAAGGCCGCCTTTTACGAATACAACCGCGAGATCCTGGACACCGATCAAATCCCCCCACTCCCCCCTCTTACAGATACAGATACAGAAGCAGAAGAAGATATAAGTTCAACGGGGGTTGAACATGATACCAACCCCCCTTCAAATGGCAATGGTATCAAACCGGAAAAGAAACTGTTCCTGGAATCGGTGAAGCTCACGGACGGGGAATACCTGAAACTCATCGAGAAGCACGGGGAACCGCTCACCACAAAGGCCATTGAAATCCTCAATAATGCCATTCAATCGAAGGGTTACAAATACAAGAGCCACTATCATACACTCATCGGCTGGCCCATGAAAGAGGCCAAGGAGCAAGGCGGAGGATCGAAATGGTTCAAGTAAGATTCCTAGATTTCGTAACCGACGTGTTTGATTACTTCGAGCGAAAACGACCGAACGACAACACGATGGACCTGTGGTTCGATGAGGTGCGTAACATCCCCGACGAGGCGTTGGAGTGGATAAAATCACGTATTTTTAAGGAGAACGACAACAAGCCGTCAAACCTGCCTGCTACCATGTGGGCGCTCTACAACGCATGGCTACAGGCCAATCCAGACAAGAGGGCACACCGCGAGTCCGTCGACTGCCCGGATTGCGAGGGAGGCTGGCTCTGCCTGACCAGGCCCGTCAGGGGCTACAAGGTTCCGCCGACCTTCAGCGCGCCCTGCGGTCGCTGCCGGCAGGTCAGGGCCGCGCAGTACATGACGCTCGCGGAGGCCTTGAGGCAAGGCTATTCACGCGTCAACCTGCATGCCGTGACGACCGTCAGGTCGCGGAATATCGGCGAGCTGATTCGCAGCATCGGCCGGGAGATCCCCGGAAGCGACGAGCCCGAAAAATGGGCCCGGATCATTCATCCAAACCGGCACATGCCGGCGTCGTGGGACGGGCCCGGAGACCTCGGTTAGGAAATGTACATTTGGGGAGTGGCAAGCAAAGAGATTGCAGGAGATACTTTACTCGTAACATGAATATACATTGAATGATGGTGACGACTAAAATGAGAGACCACGCTGACATCGACGCAATAAGAAAAAAGCATGAGGCGTGGAAGGCATTATTTCTTCCACGCGTACATGAAGTAGATGCTAGTTCTAACCTCTCAATCTCCGACGTTGATGCCCTGTTTACTTCGCTTGACGAGGCACATAGGCTCGCTGCGAAGTTAACGGAACTGGTCTGTGAGTGTGCTCCTATAACGTGGTGTAGAGCAGACTGACTAGATGATGCTATTAGGTGGGAACGAGAGGCAGAGAAAATACTGACAGGAGGCTTAGATGAGTGACCATGCGTCTCTAGAGGACACGATGAAAAGGCTCTGGAGAAGATGACGCCAAGAACAAGATGCACAAGACACGCGAAAGGAGAACGGCATGAGGTTCAAAGCGCAGATCGGAGGGTTCAAGACAACCGCCTCGGGAGGGGCGAAGCTCACCATCGACGTTTTCGATACGACCCCGGCAAAGGACATCGCAATGCTAACGCTGTTGGCAATGGCGAAAAAGACGGCGACGATCTCGATAGAAGAGGACGAAGACGGCGGCAACGGCGGTTCGTAAAAAAATAGGTACTTCCTGGGCGAAAAAGATCGCGGGTAATTCGAGCCTCGGCGTTCGGCTCCGTAAAATTTGATTTTGGAATTGACAAATCGGCAGGTGCTCATATGCAAGTATTGATCCGTTTTGAGGGCATGGACAAGGCGAAGGAGATGCTTTCTGAGCTTGAGAAGAAGCAACTTCCCTACGCGACGGCATTGGCGTTGACGCGGACGGGCCAGGACGTGAAGGCAGACCTCGAAGCGGAGATGAAGAAGGTGTTCGACCGCCCGACGCCGTACACGTTAGGCAGTTTGTTTCTTAAACCCGCGACGAAGAGCAACCTGTCGTCGATGGTTTACCTTCGGGAATGGGCTGGGAAGGGTACTCCGGCGACGAAATACATGAGTCCCAACATCTTCGCGCAAGACCGCAACGTGAAGCGGTTCGAGGCGGCACTTCAGCGGATCGGCGTTTTGCCTTCCAATATGTACGTCGTACCGGGTGCGGGGGCCGACCTGGATGCATACGGTAATATGTCACGGGGACAGATCGTGCAAATCCTGTCGTACCTGAGCGCGTTCGGGGAGCAGGGATACCGTTCGAACATGACGGCTAAGGGCCGTGCGCGTCTTTTGAGGGGCAAGAGGGGTTCGCCGGGGATCGCCTATTTCGTTGCGAAGCCGGGAGGTAGGCTCAGGCACGGCATTTACAAGCGAACTGGTTATTCGGGCGGTTCGACGATAACGCCCGTGATGATTTTTGTCCGTAAACCTACTTACAGGAGCATTTACAGGTTCTACGAGGTTGCCAGACGGACGATTGAGCGGACGTGGGAGGAGAATTTCAGACGTGCGATGCGCGAGGCGATGTCCACGGCGAAGCCGTGAAGGATATTTGGTTGTATATGGGCCTTGATGTTGACCGTGTAAAAAAAATGGTGAATTCCCTGCCGAAGAGGTCGGCGTCACGCTCAAAAGTCGAAACTCTTGCTCAGGCATGGATGGCTACAGGGAAACTGTACAGCGAGGAACCAACGGCGGCGCGGCTTCGGGATTGGCAAGCGGCTGAAAAGGCCCTGTCAGCTATGCTCGATGAGCTTGACCCTCCGCAATCGCGTGCGGCGGCGGCGGGGAAATTCCCGAGCATGACTGCGGCCCTCGTGTACCTGCAACAAAACGGGTGGAAGATCAAGTCCACGACGTTCAAGAACGACCGCAAGAAGGGACGTTTCCTTGCCGATGCCGACGGCTACTTCCACAAGGAGGAGCTGGACCGATACGCAAAGGCGTGGCTAAAGCGCAACGATACGGGGAAAAGGGAGGGCGACGACGAAGTCGCCCTTCGTCAAAAAAAACTGGAAAGGGAACTGCGTGCCCTTGAGATCGAGGTCGAGCGCAAGGAACTGCGCCTTCGGAAAGAACAGGGCCTTTACATCGAGCGCGATCAGATGGAGATCGAGCTTGCGGCGAGGGCCGGCATCTTGGAAGCGGGCCTTAAGCATTGGGTACAATCACAGGCCGCAAGTTGGATTCGTCTCGTGGACGGCGACATCGGGAAGACGGGACATCTGATCGGCGCGATGGTGCGAGACCTCGACGAGCACATCGACGGCTACGCACGGAAAAGGGATTACGAGGTGGTCATTGCCGACGTGGCGACAGACGATGAGGAAGAAGAGGACGAGGAAGAAATCTGAAGCGATAGTCGTTTCGAGATCGCGCCGGTGGATGCCGGAAAGCGTGCGCGAGGGCAAGAAGCGTCTCCGCGTCCTGGTTTCGTTCTCAGGCCCGGAGCGCAAGGTGCTACGGAAGCGTCGCCGGATTCCCGTAAGCCAATGGTCCGAACGATACAGATATGTCACGAATTCCATCCTTCCGGGCCGGTGGCGCAACAACGTCACGCCGTATCTTTCCGGCGTCATGGACGCCTCATGGTATCCATCCGTGCAGACGGTCATCCTGTGCAAGTCGCCGCAATGCGGCGGCACGGAGCTTCTGCTGAACTGTCTCGGGTACGCCATCGACCGCGATCCCGGCCCGTCAATGTTCATCTATCCCGACGAGCTGACCGGCAAGGAGAACTCTCAAGACCGGATTCAGCCGATGATCAAGAACAGCCCACGTCTGCGCTCCTACATGACGGGCGTCGATGACGACACATCGCAACTGCGCGTGAATCTACAGCACATGCAGGTCTACATCGCGTGGGCGCGATCCGCGTCGCGTCTTGCCAACAAGCCGATCCGGTTCATGTTCTTCGACGAGGTGGACAAGTACATGGATACGGTCGGCAAGCGCGAGGCAGATCCGATTTCCCTCGGCGAGGCCCGGACGATCACATACCGCTACAGCCGGAAAATCTGGAAGGTGAGCACGCCGACTACGGAAACGGGGAACATTTGGCGGGCCCTGACGACGGAAGCGCAGGTCATCTACGACTATTTCGTGAAATGTCCGGCTTGCGGCGAAACCCAGAAGATGGAGTTCAAGCGCATCGTCTGGCCGAGAGCGTCTGAACCAGCCCAGGACGGAAAGCAACACTCGGAAGACCCCGCCGTCATCGAAACGGACAAGTTGGCTAGGTACGAGTGTCCGCATTGCCTTGCGAGGTGGAACGACTACGAGCGCGATGCCGCCGTGAGGGCCGGAGGGTGGCGCGACAGGGAAACCGGGGAGCCGCTCAACGAATCGCTGAAATCTAGAAACCCGCTGAAGATCGGCTTCCACCTGCCTAGTTGGCTTTCGCCTTTCGTTTCCCTGTCGGAGATCGCCGCGTCGTTCCTGCGTGGCCTTTCAGATATAAACAAGTTCAAGGACTTCCACAACAAGCACCTCGCAGAGCCGTGGCGCGTGAAGGTCATCTCCGGTAGCGCGGAGCAGATACTGGCCTCACGGTGCGCCGTTCCACCTCAGACCGTACCCGAGGAAGCCGTCGCGCTGACGGCGGGCGTGGACGTGCAGAAGAGCGGGTTCTGGTTCGTCGTGAAGGCCTGGGCGGCAAGCGGAACCAGCTGGACCATCCATTACGGGTTCCTCTCGACCTGGGAAGAGGTGGAGCATCTTTTATTCGAGACAGCCTATCCGGTGGCCGGCACCGAGCGCACCATGCGGATCTTCCGGGCCTGCGTCGATACGGGCGGCGGGGAAAAGTATGAAGACATGACGATGACGGACGAAACCTACCTGTGGCTGATCAGGAACCGCGGCCGCGGCGGTGTCGCCCTCTGGGGAACGAAGGGCTCGAGTTCGTCTTTGCCCGGGATGCTCAGGATAGGCAACGAGGTCCTGTCGACATCGCGGGGCAGGAAGCTGCCCGCCGGCCTGCGGATCCTCTCCGTGGACACGGAGAAGGCGAAGGACCAGCTCCACTACCGGCTCAAGTTGTCTGCAAACCCCGAAACGAGGGAACTGCCGGGGGCGACGTTCCTGCATCGGGACACGGGGACGGACTATGCGGCACAGATCATCGCCGAGGAGAAGCAGATCGACGAGCGTGGACGCGAGGAATGGGTTAACCGAAACAACAGGCCGAACCACCTGCTAGACGCCGAGGTTCTGGCGGCGGCTTGCGTCGAGATGGAGTTCCCCGGCGGCGGCCTTCGCCTGATCGCAGAGGCCCGTAAACCGCAGGTATCGCCGGATCAGAACGCCCAGGCCGTTCGCAAGCCGCATCATTCTGGTAGTTGGCTAAACAGAAGGTCTAACTGGATGAGGATATGAGCGGATCGCCCGTCAAGAGCGCGACGATCCTGATCACGGCGCAGGCCATCGCCGACTACATCGGCATCTCGAAGCCGTCGCTCTACGATCTCGTGCGCGAAGGCCTGCCCGTTGCCATCATCGGCCGGCGCATGGTCGCCCACGCCCAGAACATCGAGGAGTTCATGCAGAGACGGACACGCGGGAAGCTGACCGAGGTGCCCCCGGATGCGGAATAAAAAAACCTGTCAAGAAAATTTTGAGTAAAAGTTGATAGTGTTTTCGGTAAAAGTAAACCGTGTTTTCGGTAAAAATAGAAAAACCCGCCCCTCCAGAAAAAAATCCCGTGCTAAGGTTTGCCCGTCTCAGTCATCTACCTCTCTCCGGGGCGGGCGCGGCATTTTCGGCCGTGCCCCGCTCCCAAACGAGGGCGCATGCCGCAGGAGCCGTCCGTCATATACAGGGGAGTGACGCTGGGCTGGAAACGAGCCGCGGCGGAAACGACGTACATCGACGCCGGCGGCAACACGGTCGAGTGCCCCGCCTCCGAATGGACCCTCAAGTACAAGTTTGCCGGTCCCGCCGGGGCCTTTGAAATCACGGCCGTCGCAGACGGCGCCGATTATTCGGCATCGGCGACGGCCGCCGCGACGGCGCTCTATCCCGTCGGCGAGTATGCCTGGGTCGCCGTCGTCGAGAAGGGATCCGGCGAATCGCTTCAGCGGCGCATCGTCGATACCGGGACCAGCGAGGTCAAGGAAGGCCCGGCCGAATATATCGCGGGGCTGGACAAACGCAGCCACGCCAAGAAGGTTCTCGACGCGATCGAGGCCGTGATCCTGGGGCGCGCCACGAACGACCAGCTCGCGTACACGATCAACGGGCGCTCCCTGCAGAAGACGCCGCTGCCGGACCTGCTCAGGCTCCGCTCCCAATACCAGGCCGAATATCAGCGTGAACTCCGCGCCGAGCGGATCCGCAAGGGGCTCGACGGCGGCGGCAATGTCTATGTGAGGTTCTGATGCTGGAAAAAATCCTGCGGAGGCTGGGCTATCAGAGGATCGCGAAGCGCAGCATGACGGGGTTCGCCGCCGCCCGCACCGACCGCCTCGTGTCGTCCTGGAATCCGGTGAACCTGTCCATGGACGCTGTCCTGCGCACCCAGCTCCCCAGGATCCGCGCCCGGTCACGCGATTTGTCGATCAACAATCCCTACGTGAAGAAGTTCATCGGCATGGTGGCCGTCAACGTCCTGGGCCCCGGGGGCATCTCGTTCCAGAGCAAGCTGAAATTCAAAAACGGCTCCCTCGACGAGAGGTCCAATATCGCCATCGAGACGGCCTGGAAGGAATGGGGCCGCCGCCGCCATTCGCCGGACGTCACCGGGAAACTCTCCTGGGTCCGCCTTCAGGACCTCTGCCTGCGGACGGTGGCGCGGGACGGCGAAATCTTCATCCGCCAGGTGCGAAACTTCGAAAACGCGCACAGGTATTCCCTCCAGCTCATCGAGGCCGACAGCGTCGATGAATCCTTCAACGCGGATCTCGGGCAAGGATACAGGATCATCATGGGGATCGAGATCGACCCGTGGGGCCGGCCGGTGGCATATCACGTGGCCCGGAGGGCCGCAAACGACTATTCCGACCCCGTGTCGTATCGGCAGCGCGAGCGGATCCCGGCGGAGGACATGATCCACCTGTTCGTCCCGTTCCGGGTCAACCAGCGCCGGGGCGTGCCCTGGGCCTTCGCGGTCATGGCGAAGACGAACGTGCTCGACGGGTACGAGGAGGCGGAGCTGGTCGCCGCCCGCGTAGCCGCCGCGAAGATGGGCTGCATCGAGACGGCGGAGGGAATCTACGTGGCCGATGACCAGGACGGGGCCGGGAAGCAATATATCGAGGCCGAGCCGGGGACATTCCCGATCATGCCGCCCGGGACGAAGATGAACATGTTCGACCCGCAGCACCCGACGACGGCATACCGGGATTTCGTCAAGCAGGTGCTCCGGGCGATCGCCTGCGGGCTCGAGGTGTCCTACAACAGCCTCGGGGCCGATCTCGAGAGCGTCAACTACAGCTCCGTCCGGTCCGGCACCCTCGAGGAACGCGACGGCTGGAAGGCGATCCAGGCATGGCTGATCGAGGACCTCTGCGAGCAGGTCTTCGAGGGCTGGCTCCGGATGCAGGTCCTGGCGCGCACGCTCGATTTCGAGCCGGCAGACATCGACCGGATCTGCGGCGCGGCCGTCTGGCGCGGCCGGTCCTGGTCCTGGGTGGATCCCCTCAAGGACGGCAAGGCGAACACGGAATCGCTCGCATCCGGCATGGCCACGCGGACGGATCTCCTGGCGGAGCAGGGGAAGGATTTCGAGGAGCACATCGACCAGCTCGTCTACGAGCAGGAATACATGCGCCGCAAGGGACTGACGCCGGACGCCGCGGCGAAGACGGATTCGGGCCAAAGCGACGGGGACGAGGCTGACGGCGGGGAAGGAAAGAACAAGAACGGCGGCAACGGCCGCTGGAAGGAGACGCAGCATGGATCCGAAACTCAGGCAGCTCATTGACGAGATCAACGGGGGCAAGACGGGCGGCCGCCTGTCCCGCCATGTCGACATGGAGTGCCGGGCCGCCGAAGGGAGGGAGGGCATCTACGAGCTGTCCTTCTCGAGCGAGACGCCGGTCGAGCGCTGGTGGGGGATCGAGATCCTGGACCACAGCCGAGGCTCCGTGCGGTTGGACCGGCTCAATTCCGCCGGCAGCCTTTTGTTCAACCACAACCGCGACCTGCTGATCGGCGCGATTGAGAGCGCCCGCATCGACGAGAGGGCGCGGCGCGGCCGTGCGGAAGTGCGGTTCTCCCCGTCGGCCGTCGGCCAGGAGAAGCGGGCGGAGGTCGACGCCGGCGTGCTGCGGACGACATCCGTGTCCTACCTCATCCACGCCATGGTCCTCGAGAAGGAAGAGGACGGCGTGCAGACCTATCGCGTCACCGACTGGGAGCCCCTCGAGGTCTCCCTCGTCACGATCCCGGCCGACCCCGGCGTGGGTGTCGGCCCTGCGCGGCAGATCCCCG